ATGAATGTACCTGTATTATCAAAAATAAAAGCTTGGAAAGAAAAGCGCCTTAGAAAGAAAATCGTCCTAAGGCTGCTTTCAAATCCTAATTACAAACCAAGTGATTGCACAATGAATCTTGCGGAGCATATAATCTATTATATCAATAATGGTGTGTCCTACCTCGTGAAATAACAATTGGAGGTAATGGCTTATTCTCATTATCTACAGACGGAAAAACAACAGGAACACTAAAAGATATGTTTGTATTTGAGGTGTTCCCGCCTGAAGATGTCTTGTTGTTGCCAATTCCGAAAGAACCCAACATAACCCCTATTCCTGTTTTGTCTTCTGAATTAGATGTATTTGTTAATGCTATATTGAAATCAATATCATGTACAATGTGTAGTTTATTTTTCAAGTTTACATAGCTCCGATTTTCAAAGACGATATCTCTTGGATTGATTGCGCAGTCTGTATCTTTTAAAGCCTCTTGCGCATCATTAATTCCTTGTACTATCTGTATAAGTGTTTCACTTATAAAGTCTCTCAGTTCCATATATTTCTATTTTACAATTTGCGCTGATTATTGATATTCAATCATTAAAACAACCTGTGCATACTCCCCAGCACTGCATACACCTTGCGGATCATCTCAACAGGAATCTCCTGTTCGGCATATTCGGGGCTTTTGTTGGTAGGGATCAGGCGGACAAAGCCTTTTTGGTCGGCCATGCGGATACGCTTAACCGTGCGGTAGTCTTCCGTGATGATGCCGTAAATCTCTCCTGCCGGAAGATACTGAATCGGCGAGTGCATCTCCTTCATGGCGATGAAGTCTCCGTTGTTTAGTTCCGGTTCCATGGAGTGGCCAGTGATGTTACACCAGATGACCCCCTCCTTGTTGTAAGGTGCGAAATTGATATAATAATCCGGGTTACGGGTTTGGTCGTTCAATACCAAATCAAAGCCTCCGATAAAATCTACATTATAATAAGGTGCGCCCTTGTATTCGTAGTTTATTTCCGGCAAAACCTCCTCTTTCCCCCCTTCCTTGTCACCCATCAGCGGCACTCCCTCGCTTTTCAGCATGGAACCACGACCGGTGAGTAGCCAATCTATATTAATATGTTCACATTTTGAAAACACTTTGTCGTAATCAAGACTGTCTCGACTCACCCAATTAGATAAAGTAGACTTGGATATGCCCAAGAGTCCTGCTAAATCTGTGTCTTTTTGAATATTATAAGCCTCTTTTAGCCTATTCAAAACATCCTGCTTAGAATAAAAAGTTTTCATTTTGAAAATATTTTAACTGAAAACATTTTGCAGTTTTCAAAATGTGTACTAGTATTGCATCGTCGTAATGAACATTACCGACGCTGTAAAGATAATAATTAATCATTAAATATTGAATATGGCAAAAGTTTTAGCGGACACAGCGATCAGAAAGAAGGTAAAGGAAATCCTTCGGTGTAGTGACAAAACGATCAGTCAGGCATTGAATTGCCGGATTGATACGGAGCTGGCAAGGAAGATCCGGGCGATGGCGATCAAGTTAGGCGGGTCGGTGAAGAAAGAGGAACGGGTAATAACGATTTAAGAGGAAGGAGGAAAAACATGGATATATTAATAACCAAATCGTATCGAAAAATCTGTTGCGAGATAAAATATGGAATAGTACAAAATTGTATAGCAACAGATGCAGTATTTCATATCGAGGCAAGAGATATAACCAAAGAAGAGGAAATGGATCTTCTAATCCGCCAGCTACAACAGTTAAGACATGAAATAGCTGACGGATGTACAAAACCAACTATTTGTCCAACAGAACATCTATGTCAAACAGAATAACATGGCCACATTGAGGGCAAACAAGTCCGAATACTTGAGGGTTTTGTGTGTTCTTGGTACGGAAATTACCATCGCTACATCCACAAACAGGACACTTTAAGCCTTTAACTTTATTGTTCAAGGCTTCTTGAAATTTAATCAAATCATTCATACTGATTAGTTTTTTGAGTTCACCTACAAAGGTAGGCAATTTAACTGAGACCGAGACTATTCCGCCTAAGAAAGCTGGCGACTTGCAAGTACCGGAGCGAGACCGGGGGCGGAGCAATTGAATTAATAATTAAAGAATGAATATGGAAACAAGAAAGAGAATTGACTACAAGGCCTTGTGCGAGGCACCGTTCAACATGGATTCCGAGTATGAGGTGAACTTCCTGATGTTGGTCTATACCGGGCGGAAGGTGGATGAACGGCCGGTGTTCCGGGTTGTGATCGCCAAGGGCGAGTGTAAGGTGTGCATAGGGGCTGCCTGCAAGGAGTTCTGGGGCATCGTCGGGTTGGATCCGGAGACGGGCGAGAGCCAGTGGTACAATTATAACGACTGCGTGAGCCTGGAAGACTGGGCGGTGTTGGACCGCCTATTGGCAAAACGGTTCGGCTGGATGGAAAAGATGGATCCGGGGCTGGTGTATGAGACGAAAGTGTTAGCGAAAGCGCAATTAGCAGAAGGTTGATCATGAAAACGAAAGTGATTCTTTACGGATGGGCCATCAGTTGGATCTTTCTCTTTGCAGGGATAGGGACAATTGAGAATGACAGAGAACTGACAGGGGCGTTGCTCTGTACGGTATGGTTCGTGTTCAGCCTGCTACTGATCGGAAACGAGAAAGCGTGCGGCGAGGAAGCGGATCGTTTCGAGGTATGGATGGATAAGGTAATGTTGTGGCTGTTAGGTGGCAGCGACAAGGATAACAATCAGGGTTTAGGTTTCAATTAAGATTGATTTAGGTTGAGACACACGGCGTGTGTCTCTATCGGTACGCGGCCCGCGGAACGAGGGTGGTATCCCGGATAGTTCAGTCAGGTAGAACAATCGGAACTGGTAATCCAGAAGATATGGTCAGCGGTTCGAATCCGCTTCCGGGAACAAATAAAAAATTATAAACAAATGAGTATCGGACAAGGTGACATAATAGTGAGGACGTTCCAGAACACGCCGACGGTGTGGGTCTCAGAGCGGTTGATCTGCGATGCGCTGGGGGATAACATGGATGAGTATTTACGGGTTTGTGCTCGTTCTAAATATAAATCTTCCGTCTCCCCCTGCCACCGCATGAAAGACATCCTGCCGGTGACCGGCAAATCGTGGCGTTACGCCCGGATTGACGGCCGTTTCTATTACGATTACGACTATATCCCCGACCGGAAGGATACTCGCTATCGGTCCAGGCTGGGCGAAAAGGATATGCTGATGATGGAGGCTGACGAATTGCGCCAGCGGGAGGCGCGGCTTGCCGAGCAATGCTCGCAAAGGGGTATCGAGGAGTATGTCAAGGAGCGGATCAGTAACACCGACCTTCTCCGTTTCCGTTACTACGAGGTAAACGGTACCTGCAAATATAATAAGGACAAGGCCGGAGAACTGGCAGAAGCCATCGCCTGGGCGCGTTGCATCAAGCGGTTGGCGGCGGATGGAGGCTACAAGGCGTTCGGCTGCCGCACGAAAGAGGAGTTCTACAAGGCTTGCGCCCTGATTTTGCATAAGAAGCGGTTAGAGGGCTTCACGGTGACTACCGGCGAGAGCCTCCGGAAGAAGCTCCATTACTTCCCGGCGGACGAGTCGGAACAGTATGACTTTTTCGTCTCCGGACGCTACGGCAACGACAACGCCCGCAAGATCGGCAAGTGCAAGCTGGTGGATGAAGAAACCGGTGAAATCAAGCGGTTCGACCTGCATGAGGCGTTGATCCTGAAACTATGGATGAACTTCGGCGGCTCGGCCAAGGAGAGCAAGATCGCCCTTTGGGAAAAATATGAGCGCGACATCGACTATTTAGGCGAAAAACCGCTTAGTTATTCCACCTTCTGCCACTATACGAATATGTATAACACCAAGCAGATGACCTACCGCGAGCGGCACGGCTATAAGGCGTTCGCTTCTACCTTTCTCTCCTATATCCCTTCGGAGAAGCTTCGTTATGGCAACTCGCTTTGGTGTGCCGACGGTTCCGGGACACTTGCCTATTCCTATTTGGATAAAGAAGGCAAATTGCGCTCAATGCGCCTCTATATCATCATGGTATCGGACGTGGCGACCGGCAAAATCGTCGGTTGGGCTCCTGCATCGGTCGGGCAACACAAGGAAACCCCCGAAATGGTACGCGAGGCGGTCCTGATGGGACTGCGCGATTGCGGTAAACGTGAGATCATGGAGTTCATCAGCGATAACCACGGGGCGTTCACGGGTGAGAAAAGCAAGGAGTTTTTGGCACAGGTCTGCCGGAAGACACGCACGATCGAACCCCACAACTCGCAGGCGAACTATGCCGAAACGCAGTTCCGCCTGTTCAAAAAGACCATCCGGAGCGAGTTCAACTGGCTCGGCTCCAGTTGGGACAGCAAGGACATCGAGAATACCGCCAACGACGAATACCTCAATGCCGAGACCTTCCCGTCCTACCGGGAAGTGATCGAACAGGTCGGGCAGAAGATCGAGGACTGGAACAACCGCGTCATGCGCTGCGGCGAGAGCCGTTCGGAACTGTATGCAGAAAGCATCCATCCGGAAGCCAAGGAGATCGACCTGCGCGTCTGGAGGCACATCGCCGGCAACTACACGGAGCAGGAGATCACCCGTCAACGCGGCAACATCGTCATCACGAAGGGCGACCGGAAATACATGTTCGAGATTCCCGAAGTGGAATCTATCGGCGAGGTAATCCGGGACTATTTAGGGTATGCCGCCAAGGTGAAAGCCCGTATGTACTGGGACGAGGAGGAATGCGACCTCTACACGATGGACGACCGCTTCATGTTCACCTGCTTCGCCGCACGCAAGGCAAGTATCAGCCATGCGGAGGAGACCGGCCAAAGCGTCCGCAACCTCGGCCACCATGTATGGCGACAGGCCGCACAGGTGGAAGCCGTCACGCAGTACGAAAACGAGGTGAAAGAGGTGGCCGGCTGGATCGACGAGCAACTACCCTACGAGGTGACAGCTCGCCTTTTGGGTGGTAACCGTGCCAAGGAAATCACCAACGAACAAAAGGAAAGGGCGTTGGCTGAAAAAACACTCGACAAATCTCTGCTCAAACAACGTCAAAAAGCCGCTCAAACGGAGAAAAAACAGAAAGAGATGGCCTACGAAGAATATGCGAAATCAAGAATAGACTTAGATAAATTCAGAGACTTATGAAAGTAGAAGAAAAACAATCCATCATACAGGCTGCGCAAGCCTACATGGAAGAGAAAGGCATCAGCCAGAACGAGCTGTCGAAGCTGACAGGCGTAAACGTCAGTTACCTGAGCAGCATGATGAAAGGCGTGTTCACCTTCATCAACAGTCGGACCGGCAAGGAGTCGGATATCGACGACAAATGGTTCCTTGCCCTCGCCGGGCGTATCGGGCACAAGGTGGCTAAGGAGTATTGGCCATTAGTCGAGACCGAGCAGTTTATCGACATCGTCAAGGAACTGACCGAGGCGAAAGAGACCGCCACCACCCGCATCATCGTGGGCGAAACGGGGTGCGGCAAGAGCTACACGGTCGAGCGTTTCCGGCAGGCCTATCCGCAAGGAACCTACGTCGTCACCTGCAACCAGAATGACTCGATCAGCGACCTGGTGCGCAAGATACAGAAGGTGCTGAAGGTGTCGTTCGACGGCTCTGTCTCCTACCGGATCGACCGCATCAGCGTGGAGCTGTCACGTATCGCCGACAACGGCAACCTGCCGATCCTCGTGTTCGACGAGGCGGAATACCTCTCCGTGCGTGGTCTCCTCTCCATCAAGACGATCTATGACTACCTGAAGGGCATCTGCGCCATCGTCATGATCGGGACGGACGACATCCTGAACAAATTGGAGAAGACGAAGCGCAAGGAGGGCATGCCCCAGTTTATCCGCCGCTTCAAGGCGGGGATCCGCCACGTCCGCCCGATCGACCGCACCTTTGCCCGTTTCTTCGAGGGACGGGGTTACGGCAAGGATCTCATGAAGCTGCTCCGGATGAACGCCGACAACTACGGCGAGCTGGCCGACTACCTCGAACCCGCCATCCGCGAGGCCGACCGCCGGGGCGAGCCGCTCACCAAGGAGTTTTTCGAATCGATGTTTTACCTTCAAAACAGATAAATGATATGATTAAGTACAAAAGAATCCAAATGCCTTCCAAAGGAATAGAGGCACGCCCCATACAGGGTAAGCAGGTTTCAACCAAAGAAATTGCAACGGAGATAGAAAAGGTCATCGGCATACCGGCCATCCGTACCATGAGCGTGCTGAGCGCATTTGTAGAAATGGCCTACAATCATTTTGAAAACGGCGAGCCGGTCGTATTGGAGGGTTTTGGCACCTTCAAGACCGGATTGGCAATCGACGGAGGAAAGGTCGTCGCTAAAAAAATCAACCTGACGCTCTCTTCCCAAATGAGAGAGAAATTGAAGGAGATCCTGACAGTCGAAGAGATCTCAGACTGACATCCCGAACGGTTATCGCGGGGCGGTTCGATTCCGCCTCCGGGAACAAGACAATTGACAATTAATAATTAGAATATGGCAACAACAAAGAAACAAACCAGCCGCCGCGCCCCCTCGCATGCCCTCTTCTGGACGCTCTTGAAGGAGGTGCCGGGCTACGACCCGCACTATAAAGACGTGATCAAGGAGGGTATTGTGCATGAGCACAGCAGAGGCCGTACCACCTCGCTCAGCGAGATGTACGCGAAGTACCCCCGCGAATACAGCCTCATGATCGAGGCGATGAAGGGTACGCCCCAGCAGAAGAAGACTCGCTATGATAGCCAGGAGAACAACGCCCGCCGGCGGGTGATTGCCGCCATCAGTAAGTGGGTGGACAAGTTGGGCTACTCGTTCGAGAGCCGCGAGGCGAAAGTGCGCTACGTGATCGGCATCGCCTGCCGCGCCGCCAACTGCGGCAACTTCAACGCGATCCCGGAGAGCCGCCTTACGGCGATCTACAACCTCTATTGCAAGCGCAACAGCGTGGATATTACCGGCAACCCGGAATTGGATTTTCCCATCTTGGGGAATTGACAATGGACAATTATGGCACACTATATACCATTACAAGACAAACTCGACGAAATCGAGGAACAGGGCAAACGCCTGCGCCGCCGTCTGGACTACCTGAAAGGCGAACGCGACTTCCTGGTCGATATGCTGCTCACCCGGCCGACCCGCGACATGGAGGCGCAACGCCGTTTACTCCAGGAGTGGGACGAGGAGATCGACAAACTGGAACAGTCGATCGCCTACCTCCGCCGGGAATATGTGAAATACAAGAATCAATTGACAATTAACAATGGACAATTGACAATTATAAATCAACATTCAAAAACAAAGAAAAATGGAAGACTTAAGTAAACTCTCCAGCAAGGAACTGGAAGCCTTGTTGGAAAAGAAGAGAGCGGAAGAACGCCAACAAGCATTGGACAAACGCGCCGCCTACGAGGGCATCCGCGCCGAACTGGTACAGAAGGTGGAACAGAAGGTTCGTGCCGTGTGCGACGAAGTGAAGGGGTTGCACGCCTTTTGCGTGGACGAGATCGAGGCGTTCCGCCAGGTGCTTGCCGAGTACGGCCAGTTGCGCCGCGAGGGGCAGATGTCGTTCTCCATCCAGGAGGGTTGCTTCCGCATTGAAGTGAAATCAAACAAGGTGAAACGCTTCGACGAACGTGCCGATGCCGCCGCCTCGCGCCTGATCGAGTTCCTGCAACAGTGGATCGAGGGCAAGGAGGACGGACAGGAGAACCCGATGTACCAACTCGCCATGACGCTCCTGGAGCGCAACAAGTACGGCGATCTCGACTACAAGTCCATCTCGAAGCTCTACGAGCTGGAGGAACAGTTCGGCGACGCGGAATACACCGCCATCATGAACCTGTTCAAGGAGTCGCACCTGGTCGAAGGGACCGCCACCAACTTCTATTTCTTCGAGAAAGACAAGATGGGCGTATGGAAGAAGCTGGAACCGTCATTCAACAGACTCTGAAGGAATGGACAATTGACAATGGACAATTGACAATTCGGGATGACCGAACAAATAATTGTCAATTGTCAACTGTCAATTGTCCATTGAAAAAAGTAAAGACCGCCACCCTCACCCCCGGTCGCTGGATCTACGTCTGTCCCTGCGGCTTCCGTACCACCGTCGGCCGGGTGGTGAGGACTTCGAGCAAGTGGACGGTCTACTGCTTCAAATGCAAACAACAAACAGGAAAATATTATAAAGTCATGGACGAACGATTGGAATTTGAAGAGAACTTCAACAACAAACTGAACTGCACCTGCTTCACCACGATCCGCCTGCACCACCCGGTTCGCAACGCCATCGGCGCAGTGAAGCAAATCTACCTGAAGGGCGTATGGAAAGGCAACGCGAAGATCATGCACGCCGCCACCCTCACCCTCGACCGGATCAACCTCCCGATAGCGAAGCTCGACACCGGCCTCCTGCCGGACGAATGCCGCCGGCTGATCAAGTCGCTTTACAAGAACCGCCCCGGCATCAACTGGGAGACGCAGCCGTTAGACTACATCCTGCTGGAGTACCTGAAGGAATCAAAGGAACCGTCGCTGTTTTAGTTGACAGTGGAGATTTGACAGTTAAATCACAAATTAAAAACGAAAATAGAATGACAACAAATGAGATAATAAAAGCAATTTGCGAAATAAAAGATGCACAAACACTTGGTAAAATTGCTCATAAAACAATGGCTCGTGCATGCCAACTTGAAGAAACATTGGTAATTGATTCGGATTCTGAATTTAGAAAAAACGGGAAATTCTTTCTGAAGACAATCATGCACTTTGAGATGGAGATAATCAATGAGGAAGAGGAGGTGACGAATGATCATCGCTGTTGATTTCGACGGTACCCTCTGCATGGGTACCTACCCAGAGATAGGCTCCCCGAAGCCCTACGCCGTGGAGGTGATGAACAAGCTGAAAGCCGACGGCCATTATCTCATCCTGTGGACCTGTCGCTGGGGTGAGCGGCTGGAGAAGGCCATCAACTGGATGCTGGAGCAAGGCATCCCCTTCGACCGTATCAACGCCCACGAGCCGGCGAACCTCGCCCTCTACGGCGACGACGCACGCAAGGTCTACGCCCACTGTTACATCGACGACAAGCAGGTAGGCGGCCTTCCTACTTGGCCGGAGATATACGACTGGATCACGGAACAGGAACGAAAATGGAAGGAAAAGCAGGTATGACACATGGTTCTCTCTTCTCTGGAATAGGCGGTTTTGAGCAGGCCGCCCAATGGGTGGGCATTCACACCTTGTGGAGCTGCGAGATCGCCTCCTATCCTCGAAGAATTTTAGAAAAAGTATTTCCGAAAACTACAAAACATGAAGATATCAAGCAACTCTCAAACCCGGGATACGTGGATGTCATTAGTGGAGGATTTCCATGCCAAGACATCAGCCTTGCAGGAGGTGGTGTGGGTATCTACGGAAGCCGCTCTGGATTATGGTGTGAGATGTATAGAATTATACGGGAAGTTAGACCTCGATATGTCATCATTGAGAACAGCACAGCTCTCCTTTTTCGAGGATTCGAACGGGTCTTATGCGATCTTTCCGAAATCGGGTATGATGCGGAATGGCAATGTCTATCGAATGCCGACTTTGGTTTCGACCATCGCAGGGAGAGGTTGTACGTTATTGCCTACTCCAACAAAGTCAAACGACAAGCGGGGCGGTTTCAAGAGTGGAACCAAGCTCAAGGCATATTTGTCCCGCCATCAAACCAACACTGTGGATTTTCTATCGCTCAAAGGGTTCTCGAAATGCCAGATCGTGAACATATTGGAATCAATGATGGGATTCGAGGTTGGACACACCGCGTTGGATGTCTTGGAAATGCCGTGAATCCAGTCGTAGCTAAATATTTATTCGAATGTATAATATTATATGAAAATAAGATAAGTAAACGAATAAAGTAATCATTTACAATAAAAAAGTCCATCCCAATATATCAGGATGGACTTTTTTAATAAAGCCGATTATTGAAAAAAAGAATTATCTCTTTTACAACGCTATAATTTTTACTATCAAGCAATCTCTTTTCAAAATCTTCTAATTGCTCAATTTCCTCTATTGAATATTTTTCAGGAGAAATGTTTCTTTCTTTTATACAAACAGAAAACAATAACGCCTTAACTTTTTCTAATTGAGTATAATAATTAGCAAAATAAATACTCGTTTTAGGATAGCCAAAACTATAAGTCAAAATACGTTCAAATTTTTCTCCCCAATCTATATTATCCATCTTTATAATTATTAATTAATATTTATTGAGTATATAATAACAAAAAAAGTGCCAAGAAAAAAGCATGTCAAAAATGTCACAACTATTAGAATCTCATGTTTTTTAGGGTCATTTTGACATGACTTATCTTCACGCTTTTCTTACATAGCCGTTGTTCACTGCTTGGGCATAGAACTTCTTCGAGTTCGTCCCGTTGTCCTTCCCCAGGTTCTTTCTCTTGATTAACTTATACTTTTGTAACATAAAAACAGCGTTTTTAGTTGAGAGTTGACAATTGACAGTTGAGAGTTATCTGTCCGGGACCTAAACTGTCAACTACCCTTTGTCAACTGGTTCATGGGCAAAAATGGAGGACTGGATACATACAGAGGTTGTATATACGGGTTGTTTTGCATAATTATGCAGAAAAGGGTGGGAAGTGTGGGATGGATTGTATATTTTTGCATTTGAAAAAATTGGATTCCATGCAACAGCAGTACGAATTGAATTTGGACGTTGAGACCAAAGGCGAGGGCATCAGGCACAGGCGTACCCGCGTATCCGTGCAGGCGGCGGGAGGCAAGACCAGCCGGCAGGAGCATGTGTACAGGCGTAACCGGGAGCTGATCGCCCGTTATTACTATTGGACGGAAATACGCCGGAGGCGTTTTGACGACGTGATGCGCATCCTGTCGGAGGAGTTCCATGTGGAAGACCGCACGATCAGCAACGCCTTACTTGACTTCGGTGATTACCTGGACGGTTTGTACAAAGGCAAGAAAGATATACGGGAACTGAAAAAGGAATACCCGTATCGCAACTGGGAAAACTGAAAAGCGGGGCATCTGTCACCCCGCTTTTTTATTGGTATTCCTCAAAGGTAGTGCCATAGACGAGCGTGTACGTCTTGATGCCGCCGGCCATGACGGAAGGCCGTCCGCTCCGGCGGCTCAACGGCGAGAATATCTCATCCGCCGTCCACCCTTGCAGGCAATCGTGTACTTCGCTGATGACGGCATAACGGTCCAACGCCTTTTCCCTTACCTTTTCGGGTGCCTTGTTGTATGATTCCCCCTGGTAGGGGAAAGCTAATTTGAGTGTGATCTTTAAATCCACCAACTGGCACAGGTCGGTCAGGTCCCGGCAACCGGAATACTCGATGTCGATCAGGCAACAGGGGAAATCCACCGCCGGCCGCGTGGAATTGCCCACGTTCAACTGCCCCAGGTCTTCATCGATCCAACGGAGGGACGGAACCTCCTTTTCCAAACGGTCGCATAGCGAGACAAAAATGTCTTTGTTCATAAGCTGTTATTTTAATGTGTCGATATATCCTTCCAGCCGCTTGTGTATCTCTTCCGCCAGTTCGTCCGACCGCCCCATGAAAGGACGTGCCGGTATGTTCGCCTGGCGGGTGTGTTCTCTTACCTCTACATTCCCGTATTTGGAGGTATGGCGCACATGGGCGGGTACCGTTACCCGGCCGGTGAACCCTTCATTATGGACTTTGGCATAGTCCACCTTGTCGTTGCCGGCGGATATGACCACCTTGTCGCGCCCGACGTATGCCGGGCGGATGCTGCCCATCAGGTTGCCGCTGTCGATCAGGAGCGACCCGTTCCGGCGCGGAATCTTTGCCGGCGCCCACGGATTCCCGTCGAAAGCCTTCTCGCGGAAACGCTCCTTATAATAAGAGGTAGCGGTCTCGGCCACGATCTCGGCGGCATCGTCCAGTATCTTGTCCGGCAGGGAGCTTAAATAATTTTCCAACTCGTTGAAGTTCATATTGAAATATTTTATATGTTTGTACCAAGAAGTTTCTTCAGGACGTTTATCAACTGCAAGCACCTCGCGGATGACGGGGGCACGAGAGTCGAATATTGAATAAGAAAGCCCTGAAGGAATCAATCCGAAGTGGGAATCTGGCACCGGCCATCCAATCCGGCGAGGCGGAAACGTCACGTGTGGCGCATCCCAGTCGGCGGACGGACGCAAGGACTTATTCCCGCGATTTTTTTATCAATAATCCTCTTCTGTATCTCCAGCGTGGGTCAATCCTACGGCTTTTTTTCGTCTTATCCGCAATCTTGGCGTTCGGATAGATTTCAAACCAAGTGGCAATCCGGTAGTTTTTTGCGTCTGTCACATCGCAAATAACATTGATGACCTTCTCTTTATAAAATTTGATAAAGTTCATGTTCCGGAAATCCTTCGGCTTTACATAATCGTTTATCCATACTTCGTCCGGATGGGCCAACACGTCCGGTATGCAGTCCAACAAAGGTACCCGTGTCTTTGTGTACTTTCCGGATGTATGGCGCGTGAACACCTTTTCCGTCATCTCCACTTGACGTCCTTTGTAATCCACTATCCATTTGTGTTCGGACAGCCAATCCTCTTTTCTCCCTTCAAATGCTGCGGGGGCTTCAGTTGTGGCTTCGGCCAGTTTCTTGCCGAACGAATCCAGCCCGTAGTCGTTATAATACAGGTTACCGACAAGTTTGGAGGCTTTGTCCGGAAACTGTTGTATGTACATCTGATTGCGGGTGAACACCTCGGCTGTCTTTCCCCGGTTCACGTCCCAGTGCTGCACCTCGACCTGTTTCCACTCTTTCGTGTTGAAATAGTTGTCACAACGATCCTGTTCCGTTTTCAGATCCAGATCTTCTACCTCATGTCCCATAAGGGCGACAACGTAGCATCTACATTTCCACCCGTTCGGCGGGAATATCTTGTCCCACCTCGGATCATTGGCCGGAAGGACCAGTCCGTCCAGTTTCCGGTGTTCCTCCCTCACCTTGTCGTCCCCGGCCGTCTTGTACTCCCAATAAGGGAAAAGCTTCGTCTTCCCGACCAGCCGCTGGTAGTTGCTTGCAGACTCGGCGGTGAGGACCGCCGTTTCATATTCGGTCTGCTGCCACCGCTTATTGAAGACGTCCGTCGTCTGCAAGGCCTTTTTGTGGAACTCCTCGAAGCTGCCGCTTTCCCGGAACAGGCTGTTCAGTTCCTGAAGCTCCGCCAGCGTCTTGGCGGCGGAGAAGTGGAAGACATTCATTTCCATCGAGGTGATGAAAGCGTCGTCCCGTGCCCCGTATGTGAAAGCGGTATCGGCAAGCCCGACCACCTTGGAACGTCCCTTGCCGACGGCACGGACGAAGTCGTCCGCGAAGAAACGGAACAGTTCCGCGTCGAACAATGCCTTACCCCGGCTGTCCGCCACCAGGTTGATGATCCGGTTCTGCATCGTGTCGTCACTGAGGCGGATGCGGGCTTTGCCATCGGTCGCCCCGACTTGCGGGGCTCCTGCGAAAAAATCCCAAAGGCGGAGGAGCCAGCTCCGGTCGTTGTTCCGGATGGCGGCCGCTTTCCCTTCCGGGTCGTCCGGATCATTCGGGTCCGGAGGCAACACGAATGAGGGATGTTGTTCTTTCCGTGCGATGGCCTCGTCACCCTCCGGCTGCGGGATGTTGTATTTCTCGTACAGGTAGCTCTGCGGGATGGGCAGGATGTCGGAGAGCAGGACGGTTTCCTCGACGGAAATCTCCTGCGCCTTGTCCAGGAACTTGAACCTGCCACCACCGGCCGGATACCCCCGTTTCTCTAAGAGCGGGACGAAATACTTGTTCAACATCCGTTCGACAAACCGGCGGTCCGCCCGGTGCTTCTTCTCCTGCACAGCCATGTGGACCTGCCCCTGCGCGAGCGAGCTGCCGTCTTGCGTGGTCATGGTCTGGCCTAAGACGGTGATCAGTATCTCCTCGTTGCAGGCGTTGCGGAAATCGTTGTAAAGAGCGCCGTTCCCGGAACTGCTGAGTGTCGTCTGCGTGGCTTCCGTCTCCTTGGGTATGACCAAGTAGGGAGCCGACCCTGCCTCCTCGAATGCCTGGATAAGCGCCCGACGGCTCTGTTCGTCCATGCTGCTGTATTTCCCGATCCGCTGGGGCATACCGAAAAGCTCGACAAACTGTGCCCAGTCGCCGAAGCCTCCCCGTTTGTAGATGACGAAGGGGGCGGCACGCAGGAGGATGCCGAAGTCGTCGTCACTTCCGAACTGGATAATCAGGTCGTTGTCCGCGTAGGGTATCCCGTGCTCGTCCTCCTCCCGGATGGCGATCTCCTTGGTCTTTGTCCGGATATGCTTACGCGGGATGGACTTGAAACCGAACCCGTCCAGGAACAGGCATTCGACCAGCGACACGCCCCAGAAGCGCGAGAGCATGATTTCGCGCAGGAGCGACTCGAACTCCGGCGTGTCCATCAGCGCGTCCATCTCGTCGACCTGTTTGCCGTCGATGGTAAAAGCGAGGTCCGCGTCCGTCACCGCGTCGATGCGTTTGTCGATGGCGTCCGACAGGTAGCCGTCGATCAGCAGGTCGGTAAACAGGTCGTACAATTTCGTCCGGTTCCCCAAGTCCGCCAGCCGGAGGGCGCTCCGCCAGGAACCGATGTCGTTCACGCCCCGGTGGATGGGGCGGACCAATATTTCAGTATGGACCGGCCGTTGTTTCGTTCCGACCGAATCCGGGCCTTTTACGGCCACTTTCTTTTTTTTCTTTGCCATGATTCATGTTTCTGTTTTCATTTGATTATACGACCGCTCAAACAGCGTTCTAACGGTCTTTTAGAAATGCTGGCACCGCTTGGGGTTGCTGCCATACGCGATGGGGCCGATCGGGGCGTTGCTTCCCGTTTCTTCTTCTGTTTCCCGGTCGGGCAGGTCGGGCGAGACGTCACCCCGCTGGACGGCCTTCAGCCAGTCGATGGCCCGTTCGTAGCGGTCTTGCCGGAACTTCAAGTCCGTCCCGGCATTGCAGAGGTTGATGAGATGCCAGGTGGCGATATCCTTGACGAATATCAATAGCAACTGGTTCCGCTTGTTTCCCGAAGCGGAGAAAACGCGTGTGCAGTCGAAACGTGTCAGGTAGCCTTTCGCCTCGGCTATGGCCGCGTCGATGGCGGCCTGTGCGATGGTCTCGTCCCCCCGCGTAATGGTTTCGACCTGTTCGTCATGCAGGTGGGTGTTCAATTCCTGTATTGTCAAAAATGCCAT